TCATGGGATGACCGGCTGAATCACTTGCAGGCCCTGGGCGGCAAGGAATTGCTCCCATGTGAGCGGCGATCCCTTTGGCGATGATATGCATGCCGGATCAGTGGTATCCTGGCCGGGGTTGTCCGTGGTATATGTCAGCCCCGGAATGCTTGCTGCCAACGTGCGTAATGTAGGCAGGTGGATATCCCTCAAATAGGTATTAAACCCTGTATGTGTTACCTGCTGCGATCCGATTGCACCGATCTGAACCTCGCCGCAGGCATGTGCATCTGCCGGGTTACCGGACAGCTGTACAGCGGCTGCATTTGCGATGGTTATTGATGATGTGGGTAATGCTGCCATCAGCCTCATAATGCATACCTCGCGTTGATATATCCCCACATGCTGGCCACATCAGACGCACCGAGCCGGCTTGGCGAATAGCGTACTTCTGCAATATCGCAGTTGGTATAAACGCCCCATGCGCCCCATGATCCGAGGACAAGCTGCTGATTTACACCATTGCCTGTATTTGTCACTGGAGCGCCGCTGTTGTTAACGTCCAACAACGATGGGTGAGTGGAGGGATTATTGCTTGAGTGATACAGGCCAATTCGCGCGGCGAATGCAACGCCTAAGCTGTTCGCCTTTGATACCGCTACATTGTTATTGTTGTACTGCAGTGTGGCGGCATCGGCCATGTGGCATAGCTTCACGCTTGTGCTGGCTGACCCAATGATGTGACCGTTATTTCCGATGCCGTTAATACGCCCGACAACCCATATCTCGCCAAGAGGGTTTAGATACCCCAAAGGGGTTAGATGAATATCCTCCGTACCATCGTAATGAACTACCGGATGCCCGTTAATCAAATTGGTCGTGGTATCCAGCACCGGTTTCGCTGGTGTGCTTGTCTGCGTGGCATGCTTACCGTTTCCGGATATATCATTAAACACGCCGATAGCGGCCGGATCATCAACATTGGCGACATCGGCAAGGTATGCTGCCCCCCAAGGTAATGAATTTGGATCAAACGGAAGTGACCCAGCAGTTCGATTCTTCCAAGAAGGCTTTAACAATGTTCGCAGGGCAGGCATTACTCATCCACTCCTGAGCATAGGAAATGCAGGCCGACGGCATCGGCGCGGATTTGCAGCTTCTGCCCGCTAACCAGGTTGATGGCCTTGGCATCGAGTATCGCCGAATCATTTGCGGCAATGGCCGAGGCAGGAAGCACCTGCGCCAGCTCAGTACCGGCAGCATCGGTGACGCGCATTTCGGCGTTGAGCACGCCGGCCGTGGTGTTGCTGATCAGTACTGAGCCGATCACAGTACCGTTAGTTGCGCCGGCATCCACGACAAGATCGGTCCATGCCAGAGCTGTGTATGTTTTCAGTGGCCAGTTTTTCAGTGCCATAATATTCTCCTATCCCAGTATCCATAGCGCGACGTTATCGAGCTTGACTGATCCGGTGGGCCCAGGCGGGCCGATGATCGAAACGCCGGGCGGCCATGCTCCCGCGGCTTTCGGGCCGTAGATATCCCAGGCTGCCGTGTCGATATAGTAGTCGCCGTCAACACCGAGGCCGGCTCCAGGCGCGCCGGTACCGGAGTGCATTGTTTTGCCGTCCAGACCGGGGTTGCCCTGGATACCCTGACCACCCTGCGGGCCGATGATCGAAGTGGCGGCACCCCATGCGCCGGCGGTTTTCGGGCCGTAGATATCCCAGGCGGCCGTGTCGATGTAGTAGTCGCCATCAACACCGAGACCGGCTGCAGGCGCGCCGGTACCGGAGTGCATTGTTTTGCCGTCCAGGCCGGGGTTGCCCTGGATACCCTGACCACCCTGCGGGCCGATGATCGAAGTGGCGGCACCCCATGCGCCGGCGGTTTTCGGGCCGTAGATATCCCAGGCTGCCGTGTCGATATAGTAGTCGCCGTCAACACCGAGGCCGGCTCCAGGCGCGCTGGTACCGGAGTGCATTGTTTTGCCGTCCAGACCGGGGTTGCCCTGGATACCCTGACCACCCTGCGGGCCGATGATCGAAGTGGCGGCACCCCATGCGCCGGCGGTTTTCGGGCCGTAGATATCCCAGGCTGCCGTGTCGATATAGTAGTCGCCGTCAACACCGAGGCCGGCTCCAGGCGCGCCGGTACCGGAGTGCATTGTTTTGCCGTCCAGACCGGGGTTGCCCTGGATACCCTGACCACCCTGCGGGCCGATGATCGAAGTGGCGGCACCCCATGCGCCGGCGGTTTTCGGGCCGTAGATATCCCAGGCTGCCGTGTCGATGTAGCAGTCGCCGTCAATACCGAAGCCGGCTGCAGGTGCGCCAGTACCGGGGAGGATGGTATTACCATCTGCACCGTTAAGGATAGAAATAGACCCCATATTTATCGTTTCGGCGGCATCACCCCAGAAGGTATAAATGTCGATCGTTCCCGATGCACCATCACCGGCTGTTTGGCTGAGATGGTGGATGCTTTGGCCCTGCGGGCCGGTGATAAGCTGGACGGGGGCAGTCGGGTTGGTGGTGGCGCGCGGTAGGTCGGCAAGCTCGATCGGGCTGAATGTGGTTGCCGGCAGTATGACCTGCTCGTTCAGCGTTGATGCCCCATCGGCGGTGATGCGAAGGTTATAATATATGCCTGTGATATCGTGACCCGCACCCTCGGTGGGGGCCAGATCCAGCGTGGCCGGATTGCCGACGCCATCGACAATCTGGCCGTTGGCCAGCAGCGCCTTAATCGGTGATAAAAGGACAATCTTGCGCTCGCCATCCGCACCGTCGTATTCAAACGATGCAGACGGTGTGAAGGTGAGCCAGCCGTTGGCCGGCTGGCCGCCGATCAGCACGGCGCGTGAGGTGGATGTGCGGATAGTGATCATATTAGTATGTGACTAGCGCATGTAAGACGACGTGATGCGGCTGGGTTTCTGTACCTGTATTGGAGCCGGTATCTGTTGGGCCGGAAACGTCCGTACTCGGCCCCCAGAATCCGGATGAGCCTCCAGCTGATCCACCGATAGGGGTGGGGTGGGTATGAGGTCCGACCGAATCTGCATGGACTGATCCGAGTATACTTCCAACATTTACACCGCGCCCGTCATCGGCAAAGCGGACAAACTCGTTGCGCACTTCCGGCTTATTGAAGGTTGTGGCTCCGTCCCCCAATCCCCAGGGACTAATCTCAAATGCGGTACCTACGCCATTACCGGTAGCATTAGCAGAGACCGTAAGCTGACCGCCGGGGCCTGCGATATCGATTGACAGTATGGTTGTGCCCGCAGGGAAATACGTGCCGCCGACATTCCAACCTGCCTGCATGTTAGTTGTATCGATATTGCTGATGACGGCGGATGCTGCGGAGCAATCGCCGGTGACGGCAAGATGCTGAGCTGCCCACAGATTGGCGTAACCGGTGCGGCTTAGCAGACCACCATCGGCGGACAATGTGCGCGGCGGTGTCTGTATACAGGCGCTGGAAAGGATAATGCCCGGAGGCATTGCGGATGTCTGGCTCGGCACCTGCGTGGTGATCATGAATGATCCGGAGGTGGCATCATAAAGGGCTGTGATGATGGATCCGCTTACAATATCGCCGGACTGCATAGCGGCACCCTGATTACTAACGATCGGGACTGGACCGGCGCCTGCATCGAGTGTGGATGGACCCGTGCATGTATTACCAGCTTTAAAGCGGACAACCATACCGCCAACATTGGCGGTAATGACAGGATCCAGCGCGATGACATAGGCATCGGCGATACCGGTATCGAGTGTGAAGTTGCCGGCACGCTGATCGACCAGGGATTCGATCGCATCAGCAACAAGGTTCAGATTGGTATGATCAGGCGTCATGCCGGGGCGGAGCACCAGGTTGCGCAGTGACTCGGTAATCATGTGAAACCAGTATGCACCGGGCACAGATGCAGATGCGCCACCCGGCACGCCTGCTCTGGGATAACCCGTTTCACCGGGTACTGGCGGCACCGGTGGTGATACGTCTGTTCCTTGTTGATAAAATCGATCCATTTCCATTTCCTCCGTTAGGTATAACTGAACAACAGCGTTGAGTGAGACGGCCTGAAGCGGCCCATAGCGCACTCAAGTATCTGATTGCCCCAACTGCGCATCGGCTCATCAACGCCGGAATCAACCGTCATATCTCTGATCGTTTGCAGCGATGCATTAATTTGCCAGGCAAAGCGCCACTCCTCGCTGTAGAGCGGCGTATCCATATCCGAATCAACGGTGTGGTGTTTGAATTCCGTGATCGTGATCGTGTAGCCGAGCGAGGCGGCCAACCCAATGAAAAAGGGGATAGATTGCCCGCCTTTCATATGCGCCTTGGTGGCAACGGCATCACGCCGCTGGGCGATTGTAGGCAACGGGCCGACACACGGATCCGGCAGCCCTAATTCGCGCTCCCAGTCCGGCAGCAGATAATATGTGGTGCGCGGATCCGCCTCGGCGAGTATCGCATCGGCTGATCCCTTTGCGGCATCCAGCGCCTTGCCATCGGCCTGCAGCTCGACAGAGATATTAGGCGCCTGCGAATCGTAGGCGACAGGCGGCAATAACCGCTTGAGCAGCTCTGCATGCCCTGTTGTCATGTCAGTGCTACCGTCCCAAGCACGGCAAGCTCGGAATGCGTGGCATCAAGCAATGGCTGTATATTCGCTGTTGGTGCGGTCATCGTAACATCGATTACGCCGGATATATCCATCATCAGACTGGTCAGGCGTTTTTCAGCTACAAGCTCACCCACGTGCAGTGTATCGAACCAGGCTGTGAGAGCCGCTTGAATACTTGCCGTTGCAGCGGCAAGCGTTGTGGTGTTATCGAGCACGAGCTGTGCTGTGATGTCGACCGTGATCAGCGTCGGTGCCATTGCCAGAACATCAGCCGTGACAGGCCTGATATAATCCAGATAAGCCTGCACATCGGCTATCAGTTGCGCCGATGGCAGACCGCCGGCGGTTTCGATTACGACGTCAACCGAGTTAATCGCACGCCGTTTCGGATAAACATAGGCATCGGTTACACCCGGAACATCCAGAGCCCAGCGATAGTAATCGAAATCCGCTCCGCCTGCCGGTGGCAGACGCATATCGAACAGCACACGGGCTAAAAGATCCTCTTTACTTTCAACATCGGTGCCGCCGCTCATGCTAACGATCGCTGCCTGTGACTGTATGCCTGGCGGCGGCGAGCTAAGGGTAAGCGCTGTTGCTGTATCCTGATTGCCGGCGAGACCTGCGGCCGAGGCTGTAGCCGCGATATCTACTGTGCCGCCGGCACCGATTACATCGGATGCGCCGGTGATAAAAGCAATACCTGTGACTGTTTTCACTTCGGTATTGATCGGAACAGTTTCGCCCGGCGTTCCGGAGAAGGTGATATTGCCAGTTGCCCTGTTCGCCACCTTACGCTCGATGCCGCGCGGATTGGCATGCATCAGCTCCAGATAATCCTCATCGGCTGTGGATGCGAATATCTGCCGCACGATCCACTGCTGGTGCTCGTATAAACCCTCGATCGATGCGCCGCTGGCACTGGCGCGGACATAGTGGTCGGAATCTTTCCCGACGGCAGCATCGGGCTTTAGATTGCGGATATCGCGCAGAATATCATCGCGAATCTGGCGGTATGTTTTGAATGGATATGGCATGTTAAATCACCTGTACCGGATATTTGAAGCTCAGTGGATTACCGCCTGCATCGCTCACCTCGATCGCAAGCCATAGTTGCCCCTTCTGAGGATGGCCCACGCTGACTGTGATTGATGAGGCGCGTCCGTCATCGAGAACAGGCGCCAGCGCCTGCTCGGCATACTGTTTGGCCAGCCGTTGCATACGTGACAGATCCTTCACCCGCCTTAACTCATGCAGTCGGCTGCCGAATGTTTTATCGGCCCACCAGCTGCCCAGCGGTGTGCTCAGGCGCAGATAGCAGGCATTGGCCAGACCACCGGCCGGATCGCGGGCGGGAGAGCCGTTAACGGGCATATAATCGCGTGTTAAAGGATCGATAAATGCGTCCATTACATATGCTGCGTCGGTGCACTGACAACGCCTCCCTGTGGATCGCTCTGCGTATGGTTGTTAAAGACATCACGCATGCCGGCCATGCTCTTGTTACCGTGATCGGAGATATCGCTTTGGGCGACAATACTGCCGCCGACCTTCAGATCACCGCTCGTCGTGGTTAACGGGGCATCAATGTCAACCGCAACTCCAGATACCAGCTGCATGCGCCGGTCCTTGCGCAGATAGACGTGATCGCCCCACTGGTTGTAGATGGCATGCTCACCATCTTCATTGCACTGAAAGCGGAAATCCCCATGCTCGGTGGCGATCACGACCGAATGCGCCGTGCGACCGCCGATCGGCAGTACAATCATCATGGAGCCGGCCGGCGGGCGGCTGGATGTTCCGAAGTGTTGAAAATACTCTATATCGTTAAGCGATTCCCCGTTGATACCTTCTCCGGAGATCAGCTGCACGGAGCCTGTTACCTGTATGAGACGGCTGATGCCGCGAAAGGCCAGGCGAATGCCGGCCAGCTTGCGCCGGATACGCTCATCAATTATGCGAATCACAGTGCCGGACCCGGAATATCGATAATTTTGCCCGGCAGATTATTCCTGCCGTGCCGGTGTTTGCGCGGATGCGCGCCCGCCACCCATACACCATCTTCCTTCAACGTAAGTATTGAGCGGGTACCCTCTTTGCGGCTGCCAGTGAAGCGCCTGCCCATCATAAAATAGACAGCATCCAGATGATGCGGTTCGGATATCACGCGTACCCGCTGACCGGGTTTCCACAGGATACCGTGATATGCCGTGCCCGGTGCGATAATGCGATGGCCCTTGACTGCAGCGGTGATGGTTAGTGCATTCAGGCGGGAGTCGGAGATCAGCTTGCGGGCACGATCCCGGCAGATGGCCACGCTCTCCGCATCGTGATCGGTGACCATATGCGGCCGGTAGATGCCTATCATGCCGTCATCCTTAACCGTAGCACTGAGCGCATTGCGGCCACTCTCCAGCATGTTTCCCGGAGCCTGGCCGAATACCGTAACCTCAGAATATCGACCCTGCATCGAGCGGTTCACATTAATCGACAGTGCATTATTGCCTTTACCGGAGCGCCGCATAACCAGCTCGGCCACCACCGGCGATGTATAGTCGGGCCCGCCGATCACCAGCGTGCCGTCCGGCTCAAACCAGGGCCACAAGCCGTTTGCCTCGGCGGAGTACTGCAGGGTGCGCCAGGCTGAATCTCCCGGCTCGACGTTTATTTTCTCGCGCATCAGCGTTTCATCGGCATCAATACGAATTTTCGTATAACCGAACGGGCGCACCACCTTGGCGACTACCTCGGCTAGCGTCACCTGCATAGCTGTGAAAATAGGGGCGGAACAATCGAGCAGAGTGCCGGCACTATCACGGCCGGAGAGACTTAAGCTATGGCGGTTACGCGTAAGCGGCTGAGCCTCATCATCAATGTGACCGACCAGCACTGTTTCACCGCCGATGCGCACCTCGACCTGTGCACCAGCCTGCACATCGGGCGGAATTTTGCCGTTAACCAGACCCAGACCAACACGCCAGGCATCGGCCGGCGTGATGAAATCCGAATCGATTTCATAGCTCTCCCATTCGGCATGCATCTTGCCGCCGATAAGCAGCTCAACCTGATCAACCGGCATAGGCATGCAGTTGCTCCCCGGCTTCCAGTATTACGCTGCGTCCGCCATTGAGTCGATAGAGTTCGGTTGCACGATCGTGATCGGCGTACCACAGATGCGCCAGCAGACGCATATTCGCAGGCGCTTCCACAATTTTATCCACCAGCGGAGGGCGGGCCTCAATAACGGCGCGACCAGCCTCCTGGACAGCCAGCGCCTGATCCTTCAGCGGCTCTGTGATGGTGCGTGCCTGATCGATACTGTAGGTAATGCGCACCTGATCGATAGCAGCATTGATTTCCTTGCGTGCGACATTCACCACGGTCTCAACTTCTGTCGGCGACATCGATGGCGCAGCGGATTCCGCCTGCAGCACAAGCCCGGCTGCCTGAGCTATGCGCACAGCGGATGTGACGCGAATTGATGTGGCCGCAGCCGCTGTAGCCTGTGCCTCGCTCGGCGCAGTGCCGGCAACAATGGGCCCGGATGTTTGCGCTGATGAATATGATGAGAGCCCTGCCAGCTGCAGCTGCGCATTGATCCAGTCGGCGTTCAGACCGGATCCGGCGCTAAAGGTGAACATATCGACCATGCCGGCGGATAGCGCAGCGATATCGGTTGCCCAGGCGGCCGGATAGCGGATTACATCGAGCATCGACAGCACCACACCTTCGCCGGCAGCGAGCTGTGCAAGAGGGGCTGTCATCTGCGCACGCAGCGTATCCAGTGCCGCGATGGGGCTGGCGGCGCGCAGCCGATCCACGACATCTGCGATCGAGGTGGATACGGCTGACAGCGCACTATCGCCGTGACTGGCGGATGCTTCGGCTGTTTGCGAAGCTGTGGAACGGGTGAAGAACGGGCTTGCAGGCGTTGATTCAATGAACTCGATGGCAACGGTAGCCCGATCGGGATTATCGGCATCATGCCGAATGCTGCCTGTTCTCAGCCTGGCAACAGCCTGCGGCACCAAGCCGAATATCGGATGTACAAATTCGCCTGCACCTCCGGAACGAACAGCCTTCAGGAATGATTGCAGCCGCTGCTCATAATCAGGCCCGTAAAAAACAGCCTGGCCGGCTGTATGCCAGGCACCATCGCCTGTCTCTTCGAGGTCGGCACCGTTTACATAGGGATAGGCATGCTCGACAATAGCGCTGTCGCAGCCGTCATCCGTCGAGATAAACTCGAAGGTGATGCCCTTAAAGGATGCGTCGAGTAGTTGATCAGCCCATGCCATAGTCGGCAAAATTACGCGCGCGCGCGAGTCCGGTTAAGGCGGAAGGACTTCCGCGTATTCACATCATCACTGACGGCTTGCCTGGCGAACATGATGATCCTCAACTGCCGCGACGATGTTGCCATTCTGCACATCCACGGTGACCTTGACCGGAACCGGCTTGCTCTGCTCATGCAATAGTGCATAGACCAATGCGCCGAAGTTATCTTCGCCGCTCATTTTCTTCGCGCCCCAGTCCAGGCCGTTATTGATCAGCGTACCTGCGCCATATCCGGTGCCGAAAGCTGCCGCGCCGCCTAGCATCCACGGATTGGTTGCAAGGCCTGTCAGCATGGCGCCGGCACCACGGAGAAGCCCCATGCCTTTACCGCCCAAGCCCTTGAGCTTGCCCAGCAGGCCGCCGGCCCCTGCACCGGCGGCACCGCCGCCAAGCGTGCCAGCAATACCTGCCGCCATTGTGGCTGCTGCCATCGCAGTGAGTGCTGTTGTTGCGGCTACGACAGATGTGGTAAAGCCGGGGTAGGTGCGTGCCATTTCGGTGAAGCCGGCGGCAACTGCGCCGACCAGCGGCGTCAGCATCTCGGCGGCATTCTGGCTGGCAAACGCCTTCTCATTGGCAGCCTGCTGTGTTTTGAAGGCGGCCTCATCGGCAATAACAGCGAAGTTTTTATCGGCTGCACCGCTCCCGGCCAGCACGCGTCGCTTTACATCCGCCACGTATTTTCGATTGCCCATGATCCCGACCAGCGCCATCAGTGCCTGGCGATCCTGTACCATCAGGCCGATGGATGCTCCCTGCAGAATATCGACCTGCGATGAAAGCACATCGCGTCGTTCACTGCCCGTAGCTGTGGACAGCTTCGCCTGCAGCGCCTGGTATTTCTTATTATTTCCAGCCACGACATCAACGAGACCGACAAAGGCATCCAGCGCGTTGAGCCCCTTGGCTCGGGCATGGGCAATATTTCCTGGCAGGTCGTAGCCTAGGCGTTTAAAATCCATTGTGGCATCGCGGCTGTTTATCTTAGCCAGCAGATTGACCAGGTTATTACCAGCTTCATCCTTAGTGCCGGCTGTAATCGCCGATGCCTGGTTGGCTGCCAGCAGCGAGGCCAGGCCGGGTATGCCGCTCATACCTGCCTGTTTGGCTGCAGCCATCTGCGCCGGCAACCACTTGGCCATATCCTTCAGCTCAAAGCCGCCCGCCTGACCGGCTGTGATAGCCATATCGAAGACCCTGCTCATCTGGTCCGGTGAAATCTTGAAGGTTTGCATGCCGCGAATGCCTATATTCGCCAGCTCTGCAGGCGCTGCACCGGATGCAGTGGATGCTTTCACCAGCGATGGCAGCATGCCCATTGCATTTTTCGGGCTCATAGCGCCTGATGCAATCAGCGTATCCAGCGCGCCGGCAGCCTCTTCACGTGTACCGCCACCGACACGTACGGCATTGCGGACGGCCGCCTGCAGCTCACGCTTGCCCATAATGCGGCCGAGTGTATTGCGATCGGAAAAGGCGGTGTTGGACATCTGAGCCAGCGTCATGCTGTAGTCCATTGTTTTGCCGACCGGCCGGGATAGCACATAGCCGCCGGACATGAGGCCTGCGGCTACACGGCCGCCCGACTGCATGCCGCGCATGACCTTCTGGGACAGGGATAGCTTGCCCATTTCATTATTCAGCTCGCGTAATCTGTTGCGGTAGGCTTCGGCTGCTCTGGTTTGTTCGCGCAGGCTAAGATTGCCGGCGCGGGTCATGCGATTATAGGCTGCTTCGGTGTGCTGTACTTCGCGGCGGATATTCTGCTCAGTACGGATGCCGAGTACGGAGGCGGCAGATCTCTGTTTGGCAAGATTGCCGACCGAGCGGGTGAGGCCTTCGGTGGTTTTTTCGGTGGCCCTGATGCCAGCCTGGATATCCCGCTGCGCGCGGCCGAAGTCGCGCGATGCCAGATCGCGCAGCCGCATAATCAGGGCAAATTCGAGATTCCTGCCGCTCATTTCTTCTTGCGCCTCCCTCTATAGCGAGTGGTTCTTGAATTGGCAGCCGGCGGCTTGTTGCCGGTTAACTTCAGCTGCATGGCCATGTGTGATTCAACTTCGGCCATGCGCATCTGCAGCACCCTGTGAGGGTCGAACCCGGCGCGGGCGAGAACGGCCTGCGTTAAGCGGACTGTGGCAAGCTCTCGCTCAACGCATCGAGCTTTTTTTCGATTTCATCGTCTGCCTTCTCGATGATGAGCGTATCGCGATCGGACATATCCAGCATCTCATCCAACGTGAGCTGGCGGCCGAGATTCTCAATATCCAGTTTTTGCGCGATGGTAGCATAGCGCAACTGGTTGGATGTGGCCTCCGTCGTGTCGATACCTTCCTCAGCCAGAGCTTCGGCAGCACGGATCGAATCGCGCAGCGTTCCTGCACGCAGGCGGAACTTGCGATAGCGTACACCTTCGATACAGATGCCGATCGGCAGTACATCGGCAACAGATAGCTCGCTCAATTCCGCATCACTCATGGCTTGATCCTGCGCAGGCAATAGAGACTGACATCACGCACGGCCTCGCCCTCAAGCTGATAGCGGCTGCCGATACTGGTGGTATTGCTATCGACAAATGTGGTTCGCTTGGTCGGATTTCCGACCGGATAAATCACGATCTGTGCATCGATCATGCTTTCCCAGTCGAACTCGCCGACTGCCGGTGCCGGTGCTGTGATCTTCATGTCATAGGTCTTGACGCCATTAACGCTGCCGCGCGCCCGACCTGTTCTGTTCATCGTTTTCACCGCTTTGCGGCCGGTATTGATCGTCTCATCAAAGCTGATGACATCGACCTCCTGTCCATTGACTTCGCAGACGATTTCGCCATCGTATTCAAGTGCCATTTAAGTCTCCTTTGCGTATCGTTTACAGAATCAGGTCGAGACGGTTGGCGATAACATGCAGGCCATTAACCACATCGACAGGAATCTTGGTGTTGTAGCGGTCCGGATCGACCGCATCATCTTCAAGAAGCAGGCCGGCCTTGTTGGCATCGACATTCTCGATGATCTCCAGATCTTCAAGCTTGTAGAGCACATTCATGATCTCATCTTTTACCCGTGCCTTCGTGCGCACAGACTTCTTATCACGCGGGAAGCGCAGCGCGATACGCTGCTCGATAGCCGCTGCAACATAGTCGAGGGTACCGATGGTCTGCCAGTCGCGCATGGAGATATCGGGCACGCCGTTGGCATTGAGCAGATAGGTGGTGACCGAGCGTACGATCTGCACCTTGTTGCCGGGACCGACATGCGTGGGTGTTACGCCGTTATGCAGTGCGGCCTCGATCTGCGTTCCGGAAAGCCAGCTGGCACTAGGCGGCGGCTTGATGCCTGTTAGCGGCAGGTCATTGAGCGGACGCGCCGGATCCTCCTCGCTAGCGGCCACGGAGCCCATCGCTGCACCTACACCATAAGAGGGCGAATCGGTGCCGGGAACCAGGCAGGATAGCATGCGGCCGCTGTTGATTGTAGCCGCCAGCGTGGTGGCGCCGGCATAGGTGCCGTTATAGCCGAAGGTGGCGCGGCAACGGCGCTTCTCAAGCGGGCCGGAAACCGCATCGATATGGGTGCGCAGCGCAGTCAGGCTGGTCTGATCATTGAACGCGCAGAGCAGAATATCGTGGCCGGCATTATAGACGGCTGTGAGTGCTGTCGAGATATCGGGATCATTCAAACCTCCACTCATCGCCGTGGTAACAGCCGTGACGCCGGCAACCTTGATACGCGTGCTTACCTTGATACCATTGCCGAGCGTCCCCTTGTTTTTTGCCGTCAGTGTTAACACACCCAGCGCTGCAGTGGCAACAACAGGCAAATCCGGCTGCAGGTCGATCTGTGCCTTGAGCGCTGCAGCAATAGCATCGGCGCTGTCGCCGGATGCAACGGCGATATCGACAGCCTGATCGTCGATATCCAGGCCAAAGGCTCCATTGGCGGAGGCAGGGCCGGTGATCGTTACCGTATCGGCAGCGGCGACGCCGGCAGCGGCGTCATCCAGAGTGATCGCCTGCAGGCTGAGATAGCGATTGGCCTTGATGGCGGCGCGGCATGTCAGGTGAGCGATCGATCCGTACCCGAAATAGACCGCAGCCTCATCGTCGGAGAAGATATCTACAGCAACATTGGCCTGCACGGATCCTGCCGCCAGGCGCTGCCCGATCACCAGTACCTTATACAGATTGGCAGGCAGCGTGTTGACTGCCATTTTAGTATTGAACTCGCTATAGACTCCCGGTGTACTCCTGGACGATGGGATGCCATCGAATGTGATATTGGCGCTCGGCATGATACCTCTCCTTTACTTCTCGATGTTCTGTGCAGCTTTCTTATCTGCTGCCAGCTGCGCTTTCCACTCGGCATCGGTGGCTATTACCAGGTCGCCATCGTTGATCATGGCACGGTAGTAGTGGCAATCCTCCACCTCGATAATCCGCGTATCGTCGATATAATGTTTCGGGCGGTGCAGCAGGGGCGCCCTGATTCCCTTTTTAGCCTTGACTCGCAGCATCCTATCCTCCTATGCCAGTGTGATTTCATCGGACAGATCGGCGGTACCGTCGTCCGGTTGCAGGTGATAATCGATTCCCAGCTTCAGGAAGTCTCCGGAGGTTGGATCGATCGCCTCGCGCGGCATCTCCTCGACAAATTCCGTGTGCCACTCGCGCACGAATACGGCAATGCCCTGACCACCCAGCCGGGTGTTATAGAGTGTGCGCGTGGCTCCCGGTTGCAGCTTTGTGATTGGCAACCCCAGATCGTTGCCGAGCAACATCGTGCGTGTGTCGGCCAGCATCTGATAAACACCGACCTCCAGGATGGCGCCACCAACAGATACCCCGTATCGGGTGGCACGCTCGCCGCGCACATTGCGGGCTGCATGCATCACCGCGAAAGTGGCCGGCGTGATCCACTTGCTGCCGGCCGAGTTTTTCTTCCGCGATTTGCCAGAGCCGGCAAAGGTAACCCAGATAGCCGGGAACCCGCGCACCACCTGACCCAGATCCTCATCCAGCTCGCCGCCGTAGCTGGCCACGGCCTTGAGCTGGTAGCCCAGCCCCGGCCGGGCGGCTTCAATGCGATTGATGATCGCATCCTCAATCGCATCGATCATATAAAGCCCGTATCGCTACGGCCAAAAACGTGGCCTGATGTAACCATCTCCGCACCATTATTGCTCGGAGTTGGCTTGCCAGCCTCATTCGGCCCGAGGCTAACTTTTCCTGCTGCCACAGATCGCAACCAGGCAATAGCATTGTCAAACTCATTTTTCACATGCTCGGTCGGATTATTGTCGTACAAGTAGTAACGCGCAATATCACCGGCCTTCCGTTTGAGCGGGAAAGGCACCGTGCTCAATGATGGATATCGCTCCTGGATATAGGTGTTGACCTCACCGTTGGCATCAGCGATGGCCATATCCAGCACTTCACTATCGATAACACCCTGCATAGATCGATCCGTCAGTTGGATCATCTCCCCTTCGCCAAAGCGGAGAATCATCTCGCTACGAGTGATATACATCATGTTATGCAGCGCCTGCTACGGTTGTTTCTGTTACGGCCAGCTTCGGCTCCGCCTTCAGGGCGGCAATCTGCTCATCGCTCAGGTCAGAAAGCTTGATGATGGTTTCCTTGCTGCCGAACGCATGCCCGGCACGACGAAAACCCTCAACACTCGACGTGATACTCAGAGCCGGCGCTTTTTTGCCAGCTTTTTCAGCAGCAGCTTTTTCAGCATCAGCCTTTTCAGCATCAGCCTTTTCAGCAGCGGACTTTTCAGCAGGTGAATCGGTTTTATTTGCAGTCATAAAATGCTCCTTAAATGGTTTTTACGGTTGCCTTAAGGCATAGGAAAACGGGGCGGCCGAAGCCGCCCCGACCCCTCCTTAAGCCACAGTTCCGTCGCTACCCCAGGCGAGCTGCCAGAAGCCGTAGCCTGCTGCGGCGCGCGCCTCTGCACCGAAGTTGAACTCAGCACGGTTGAACACGTTGTCAGCCATCGGATCAATCTGCTGTACGAAGACAGGCGCTTTGCGGTTCTGGTAGATGAACGGCCGCACAGGCTTACTGGTATCCAGCAGGAACCAGGCTGTATCACTGGTCAGCCAGTCACCGACTACCACTTCAACCGTGCCCCTGTACGGATTCTGCTTGCCATCCTCCAGGCGCTCGTTGTTGGCCAGCACATTAGCCGTATCTTCCAGAGCCGGTGGAACCAGTAGCACTTTCGGGCGCACGCCCAGTGGACGTCCCTCATCATCCTTGAACTTGCGCATGGTCGTGCGGGCTACACCCAGCGATGCCTGGGCAGCAGCCAGTGTGGCGCAGGAGAGCTTCTTCGTGCCCTTATTGCTCACGCTTGCCGGCAGACCTGTAGCCGGATCATTCACCGGGTGATCGATATCGAAGAAGTATTGCCCGTCGTAGCAGAGTGCTGTGAAAGCAGCATTCACTGCTTCATACACCAGCTCGTCGGGGAGCTGTGCCGATGAATAGGCGGCCATCTGCGCCTGCGGGTTGTATATGCCCAGGTTATCATCTTCGATATCGTTGCGTTTTACTACCACCGTCGCCTCGAAATCATCGTTGACGATCGCATACTTGAAGGCTTCGAAGTTATTTATGAACTTTTCGCCAACCCATTTGCGCATCTTGGGAAACATCGACAGCCAGGCGTAATCATTCTTGCTGCCGGTTGAAGGGACCTCCATTGCAATTTTCTGCCAGGTTGTCTCGGCACCGGTGAATGCATTATTGAACAGTGTCTTCAGGTTGGTGAAAATGACATCAAGGGAATCCTTGTTGACCAGCAAGCCGCCGAAGGCCATGCCTGCGACGTTTTCCGGCGTGATCAGCGTTGCGGCATGTGCCGGCTCACCGACAAACCAGCAGCAGGCGATGATGGCAAATACAGACATCGCACCTATGGTTCTGAGAATATGTTTCATGATTTTATTACCTCGCTTTGTATGTAGTGGTTTGTTTATTCGACCCAGACGCCGTCTGTGTCGATGCCGATGACAGTGCCGGCGGCGGAGAGCGTGCCCGTGCCATTGGTTGCTGCGACCGTCTGGTCATCCTCGATGTAGCAGGCCTTGCCGAGGCTCGCCTGGGTGACGGCATCCGTTGCCGAGTTGGCGAACTTGAATGCCTTCTTGCGGCGGACCTTTACGGTTACGGCGCCATCGGCACCCAGCGTATTATCCACGGCCTCTTCGGCGCGGCCGAGGTAGGTCAGGGTGGTGGCAGCTGCACCAGGCGTAGCAAAGCCGGTAGCATTGGCAGCTACAAGCGAGCCGGACTTGATGGCAACGCCTGTTGCGACAGGGGGCTCAATAAGATCCCCGTCGCGCATGGGAGTATTACGATCTGCTGTCAGAGCCATTGGTTATACCTCCTTGGCCTTGTTCTTTTGATAATCTTCAGGACTCACGCCCATCTGCCTGCACACGGCCAGCTCGGTTTCGCTAAGCGCGTCGGCCTCTGCACCCGCAGGCTTCTTGCCGCCTGTCTGACTTCCCTTGAGTGCAGCCAGGCCGGTGGCCTCATCCAGGTACTGTTTGAGCGCAGCGACATCGGATTCGCCTAGCTTGCGCGCCCACGCCTCCTGATTTGGCAGCAGCTTGCCGTCGGCCAGGCCGGCGGTAACAAGCACATTCACCTCAGCGTTATGGTCCTTCTGCTTCAGTGCAACCAGCTCATCTTTGGTCTGGTTGTAGGTTTCGATGTCGATGTGCCTGGCCGGATTGAATTGCGTGGCTTTAAGCGCAGCGATCGTCTGCCCCTGTGTGTCGGCGGTGGCTGCCTGCTGCTTCAGCGCAGCGATAGCGGTTTTGATATCGCCATCGCTTGCATCGGCAGACAGGCCCAGCGCCGCAATGAGTTCTTCGCGGTTCATAAGGTTTTCCTCCTGTGTTGTGTCGCTCTGAAATTTCGCAGCTGCGAGTGATACGACTTCATCCATGCCATCAATGGCCGGTGTGTTGGTGAGGGCTGCATGCATAAAGCCGAGCACCTCGCCCGTTCCTTTGCGATACGGCAGAACGGGCGATAGAAAGCCGTATTCGCGGTCATCAATGAATTTCTTTGCCCGATCGGTCCAGTCCACATCGGTGGCAAAAAGGCCTTCGCCTTCACGCCATTCCATTTGTGTGAATTTGGCGGCGCGCGGAGCCGGCTGGCCGTTTTTTTCGGACAGCAGTGTCTGATGTTCGTAATCGATAATGTAGGGGGTTTTGCGTATGGCGGCCTGAGCAATAATTACCTGTGCGATCGCGCCATCGATATACCAGGAATCGGCATCAAACGGACGTCCATCGAGCGCCCGAAAGTGGCCGGCAGGCGTAAGCTGTACCTCGCTGGATGCGCTGCTAATTTCAAATGAACAAACCGCAATCTGCGGCTTGTTTGATTTTCTCTTGGTTCGCATGCCGCAATGATGGGGCGGCGGGAGGGGGAGTTAAGGCGGAAGGGCTTCCGCGTCACCCTTTCGGATATCGGAAGCGGGCTCACTCTGGCACCGGTGTAGTGAAAAAGCAAAACCGGCAGCATACGTGCGCACGCGCAATCGCGCACAACCCGTTTAAGACCCGTTTAAAAATCGTCGGAGCGGTAAAGCCATTGGCTAGGCAGCAGAGCGACTATAAAAACGCCTTAGAATCGATTCTGTGCGCTCGCGCCATGATCAGGATATCACGCCGCTCAGATAGTGACTGACGATACCAATGATCGCTTGCTCATCGTCGGCACTGATGCCGAGGAAGGGGCGGGCGGGGATGGTCTTGCCGGGTATCGCGCTATTGGCTGCGGTCTCGCCGCCAAACTGCTGCATGGCAGCATAGATCCGATCACTGCCGAATGCCAATCCGTTATGATCGGCATTATAACGCATAAACCCCATCAGGTCGCCTTCACCGATCAGTATCTTGTCGGCATTCTTTTTCTTCCGCGCCTTGGTTGCATCAGTCAGCTCAGCCCAGGGGTTCCCGTCCGGATCCACCTGGTCGGCAAAATGCTGCTGGGTAGACTCCAACAGATGCTCGCCGATATCGATAAATGCCGGCTCCAGATCACCTGTAGCCTTCTGCAGCCGCTCCAGCGCTTCCGTGATAGCCTTGTCATCATACTCGATAGATATTATCTCACTTGCACCAGCCATCAGGTTAGCCTATGATTCCCACTGCACGTCTGCAACCGGGTGGTCTCCGCGACCCAGCAACGGGAAACAGACATTAGAAGGCTGCGCCGGAGCGTGGCCTTCTTCATTTTTCCCCGCGCTTGTACAGCCGGATGCCGCGCCTGTTCAGAGTAATCTTGTTATCCCATTCATCGAACTGCTTTTGATCGGACTGATAGGACGATACACCGTTCCAGCCATCTTTATCGTACTCGAACACACTCCAGGCTGCCTGCCGTTCTCCATTAATGGTATGTCGGGAGAGATAAACGCGCCGGGCAACCGTGCGCTTTGTGGCCCGATGGTATTCCATGAAGGCCCATATTTCATCAGGATCCCGCACGGTATCGGCCAGCAGTAGCAGGTAGCGATCACGATCGCGGCGCATTTTCCATGCGCCGGTATGATCCTTGAACAGATCATCGGAGATCACCATTGATTCGCCGGCAACATCAGTGAACACCACCGGCTTGCCGATATCGGCTTTGAACGCCTGCAGGAATGCGCTGGCATAGGCCTCTTCCTTACCGGCCGGCATCGGCGGCAGCAGCTTCTTTGCCGGGAACGGGCGTGGATCCGGCATCAGATCGTGAGACGCACGATCGGGGATGATGCGGAAATGGGCATCGCGCTTGTTAAACGGCGATGGTGCATCCATTTTTTCCGCCGGCACATGGGCATGCATCCAGGCCGAACGGCCGGGCGCATAGGCGAAGCCGGGGCCAATACCTTTCGGCACGCTAACCGTGCGCGGGTTGGGGCCGCGCGTGCCGATTGTTTTCTGCTCCATTTCGATCTTCGGCGACTGCGATGGTGTAAGCCCTTTGGCTGCCATACGCTGCTTGCTCAGGCCGGTGACCCAGCATTTGCAGCCGAAATCGTTGGGCGGGTAGTGGGTGAGCCAGAATGGATCATCCTTAGGCAGGATCAGCCCATCCCAGTCGACATGCTGCTTCCGTGGATCTTCGGAGGCAGGCGAATGGTGATATTGCCAGTACTCCAGCTTTTGCAGCTGCTCGAAGCGGCCGGCAGCATAGCTGGTGCGCAAGTTGGTTTGATAGATCACCTTGGTGCGCCAGGCGCGGCCGGCCTTTGTGCCTTCACCGGTCCAGCCGGTCCAGCCGCGCTCGGCCACAATGCGATCGAAATCCTTGCGGAACTCATGCAGCGTAGTGCCGTTCTCAATCGCCTTTTGCACCGCGCCCTGCATATCGGTGACCAGATCCATGCGCGTGGCGCCAGCAACAACGAAGGCATGATCGTGCTCGCCGTGCATGATATCGGTCCAGGAGCGCGACGGCATGGCCAGCTTCTTTCTGAAGAAGGCAATCTGCGCATCGAACGGCAGCGAGCCGTATTTAACGGCCATAGTCAGAACCTTTCACCGGCCTCTCCTGCGCATCCTGCGCGCGAGGCATTTGGGCTCCTGCCCGGCACCCGGTCGCAGAGTAAATCATCTTTTATCGCGGTCCATCAAGTGAGCCAGCAATAGGAATACAGCTACATTGGCATCACTAACCAGCAACCAGTGCCAGTCTGAATTGTGGCCAAGCGCAGATAAGATAGTGCATGAAATGCAGATCAATAATGATGCAATATAGTTATTCTTCATGCCTTCCTCCGTGTCCTTCGTGTACTCTGTGGTGCGAGTTCTGTGGTGTGTGCCTATTGCCCCTGGCTTACTTCGTACTGGCCTTCCAGGTTGGCTGTGGCGAATGCCTTATCCATCAGCTCGGTGAGGGCAGACGTGTCCATTGTGCCGAGCAGCTCCGGCAGCCGATCGGCGAACTCGGAGAGATCAGCACACTCATCCATCAGCGATCGTGCCTGATTCACCATCGCATCGGTAATCGGTTCGGCTTCACGCGCCAGCTGCTCGGCCAACCTGTCTGATGTATCGGGTGATGCCGAAGCCTCGGCAAATGAAGCTGTCGGAGTGGATACCTTCAGCGCAGCAGATCCGGATGAAGGCGGCGTGGCTGGCTTATCCGCGCGCATCAATACCGGCTGGCCTTCTTCCGGGATAGGAATACCAAGCTTCTCATTCGGATAGTTCCGTGGCACCTGCACACCGGCGCCGACAAGCCTATCCAGCGCTTTGGAGAACGGCTCCATATCTTCAGTTTCTGTTGTATCAAAGGCGAAGCGATACATGCGCCGGCTGTTCTCAACCCGGATGCCATTAAGCACGGCATACGGGAATACCATATCCCTTGTCAGTGTGCCGGCAATCTGCCTGGCATCGCTGATAAGCAGATCATGACGCACCTCGTTGTGTACATCACCGAGGTTTGAGCCCAAGCCCGTGCTCTGTGCACTGGTTGTAAGTGTGCCTCCAAGAATGGCCTTGGATTGGGTTCCCTCGCACCAGTCCATCATGCACTTGTATGGATCGGCAGCACCCTTGGCGGCTTCGGTGAAATCAATGGCCATGCCATCGGGTATGATGCCGGCAGCTGCATGCCCGATCTGGGTAACGGCGCGCAGCAGTGTCATTTTATCGTCCTGTGTTGCGCCGGATGGATATTTGCCCAGGCGCAGCGGCAGGCCGTAGATCTCCAGAAATTCGGCCAGATCGCGCACACTGAAATTCTTGAACAGGTATGGCCATGCAAGAATGCGGAACAGGCCGGCGCGTGCAATGTACCCGGACTTGGCCTTGTGCACATGCTGAATCCAGCTAAACGGTTGCAACTCTTCACCCATACTGCTCATGCCGCGCAGACGCAGCTCATTGAGATCATAAGGGTTGAGCATGAACCATTCGGGCGGCCGGTGGGTTATCTCATTGAGCATCCACTCACGGCCCGCATTCTCCCACTCATATTCCAGGTGGCTGAACCCCTTGCCAATGGCATCGGCCATATCGAACAGCACATCCTCGAAGTTTTCTATATCCTGGATCATTTCGGTAAGTCGCTCGGCATTGGCCTGTTCTGCAGCCGTGGCGCCACGCGGCGGCTTGATACACCAGTCAAGCCCCAGAATGGCGCGTTTCCGCTTGGATAGCTCAGCGAAAATATGGCCGTCCTTCTCCTCCATATCCTCAAACAGTTCGCACTGAGACCGGATATTGCCATGCTCGGCCTCTTGCAGAATGGCAGCCAGCCTGCCTGGCGTTAGCCCGCGCGACGGATGGCTGGAAAACTCACGATATAGCGAACCGACCAGGGCGTCCTGTCGCCTAGTTTGCTCTTCCTGCAGGGCAGCCATATCCACTTCATTGCCGCGATGATCGTATAGTTTCACCATGCCCCTGAACCTCCATCTCTTGAATCACGCAATACATCATCGCGTCCGCCACCATCATCACCAGCCACATCGTCCCATCGCGATCGCGCGATCGGGGCGGGGGTCCATTCGATCGGGGCGACATCTGCGAGCGATGCGGCATAGGCCAGGGCCAGCGCTACGGCATAGTCGGCGTGGCGCTGTTTACCGTCGGTACCCTTGCCCTTGTAGCTGTCCGGAATTCTGGCCACACCCTTGATCATCTGGATGGCGCGCAGATCCGTGCGGTGATCGGCTGATTTGCAGATCGATATCGTGCCGTCTTCAAAAGCAGTTTTGAGCTGCGGCATATTATCCCGGTACCATCCCTCGGTGAGCATCACCTGCTCGATGCGGTTATGGCCATAGTGGCTGGCTGCATACTCGGCCAGCGCCTGTCCATTGCCGCGCGCATCGTGCTTACCGGCTGTAAAGCGGGGCAGCTTCGGGATGATATAGTCCAGCACCTGTTCCTGTTGATCATACGGGACCTTGCGCATCTCCAGCACAAACTGCTCGATGCGATCCAGATTCGGCTGCGTGGCCAGCACGGGGATCACGGACAGATCTCCTGTCCGGCCGAAGTCCTGTCCATAGCTGTGCTCAAGTTTTGGATTGAGCATATCCAGTACCGGCTTCAGATGATCATCGAGCCATGCCTCGCAGATTGAGCGGCGTTCCGGGATCGGCTTCAGAGAAAATGCATCATCGTATTCCATGCGCAGAACCGGCGCATTGCGCATACGCTTTTCAATCAGGATGCCAGCCAGATAGACGCCGGACCCTGCGGATGGGATAGCATCCAGTTCTTCGTCGGCATCTTCGCCATAGAAGGCATAGGCATCGAGCACCCACTGATCCTCTTTCTCCTGGCTCCACTCTTCGCCATTGAGCTCGCAGATCCGCTTGTACATGCCGTCGGCCACGGCCTTCCTGAATGGATAGTCGTGCACTGTGCCTTTACGTCGGCCGGCGCGGATCTCCTCGATCAGTTGATTAAACGGGTTCTCTTCTCCGTCGTGGGTACTGATAACACGCACCTTGCCACCGCGCAGGATGGCAGCCACTACGGATTTGAGTACGCCCGGAAGGTTGGGGTGGAAAGCACCCTCATCAAGCACAAACACGCCCTGTTTACCACGCGCGCGGGCCGGGGCCGATGATAATGCCTGGATCTTGAAGCTGGACGGGAATTTGATGGTGTAGGTTTTAATCGCTTTATCAGGGTCGCCTTCCGGCAATACCATGCCCAGCTCATCTTCCCAGCTTCCTTCCTCCATAGATCCGCATACCTTGTTGTAAGCCTTCGCCCACTTGGCACAGGTTTCGATATACTCTATCGCATCCTCTTTCGACTGCGGGTAGTAGTAGACATTCTGGCCGCCAGCCGCCTTGCTTGCGGCGGCAATTAGCACATCGTCGGATGCCTCTGCCCAGGTGATACCGGTTCGGCGCCCTTTGGGAATAACCTTCAATGGCGAAGGGTCAGCAACCCAATCGCGCTGACCCTTGAGCAGAACACCGTCTGTCAGCTGAGCCATTATGACACCTGCATCAGGAAGTTGCGCAGCTCCGATTCCTGACTGACAGACAAGCCCTGATCGCGGACAAATTTCGTTGCTTCATCGGTAAGCCTAGCGCGCTCATCATCGCGGATCTTCTTTTCGCGATCTTCATTGAGGCTGGCGGCTTTCTCCAGACGGGCAACGGAAAGCGCCACATCCTTGAGCACGGACATGGTGGCTTCCAGATCAACATCCTCGCCAGCTTCCATCTTTTCCATCAGCTGCAGGTTTACATCGAAAATCATCGTGCGGGTGAGCTCATTGATCAGCTGACCGGTTTTGCCCTGGGGCGCGTTGCCAAGCTTGGCAATCCACATCTCGGAGATATCGCGCGACTGGCGCAGCTTTTCGCCTGCCTTATCCATCTTCACCGCATAACGATTAAGAGCCGACTTGCTTAGCGGTTTTTCGCCACGATCGGCCAGCAGATCATTGATACGTGCCACGACCTCCAGCTGGGAGACGCGCCGATCGCGCAGCAGCGCTTGCAGCTTCTCCAGGATATCCGGCGGCAGTACTTCGATGGATGAGGGGCGGGGCATACTTAATCCAGTCTCGGCAGGGCTACACCATCAACATGATTATGGCCTTTTGAGGTGCTCAGCCCCAGCTCCGTCAGCGTGGCAATCTGCAGCGTTACAACCTGCTCGACTGTCAACAGTCCGCGCGCAGCCAACCAGGAGAGATCCTTGCGCACATCACCTGCCGACATGTCATGACCGAACAGGTGCAGCATCCGCTGCAGCTCACGATCATTCATCCGGTGCGCTGTATCTTCCGCCAGTGCCTGCAGGATAGCCAGGCGGCGATCTGCAGCCTTGGCCTCGGCAAATGGGTTCATTTCATACCTCCATTGCTGTCATACGCCTTTGTCATGCTTTCCCCTTGCTGTTGAGCAGGTGCTGGTTCATCAAGTCCACGGCTCGCTTCAAGCCGCCTAGCGTGCCCTCCACGTTCGACAGGGTTTTGTTGATCGAATCCAGATCGGTGTGTGTCGGCAGATGCTTGATATCCGACTCCAGCATGGTCAGACGTTTATCATTCAATTTCTGCTGCTCAGCCACATGGGCCTTCATATCCTCAATGTTCTTCGTGGTTGCCTTGCGCCTGTTGCTGAAAAATACATAGAGGTAGACGGCTCCGGTTAACACATCCCGCAGCACAGCCAGCCAGAAATTTGCATCCATCATTTCCCTCCCTCGTGTTCTTCCTGGCATGATGCGCAGCGCACGGCATGCGGTACTGCTGCGAGGCGTGCAGATGGAATAAGACACTCACAATCACGACAGATGCGCCTGTATTCCTCATCGAGTAGAGGCGCTTCCAGCGGCCGATAGCGCACACGGTCCAGCGCCTCCTGGCGTGATATCTCTTCGCGTTCTGAGCCCATATCACACGGATCAGCCACTATTTCACCTCCGCGCCCAGCGATCGCAGGGCGGCCTCCAGCCCGGCAGTTCGGGCTTTTAATTTTTTGACATTGCGTCCCAGCGCTGCGGCTGCAGCATCATCCAGGCAGTAGTTGCCATCACGCACAAAAAAGGTGACCGGCTCCAGAGAATCGGCGGCAGGAATCACCACCTGAGCGGCAGGATTGCTGGCTACCAGCGTGGCCGGAGAGGCACATCCGACAAGAACCAGGCAGAGCAGCAACACGGGAAACAGGCTGTTCAGCTTATTGGCAGTGGCGGACTGATCCGGTCCGCCACTGCCACCGGAGCCAACATCCTTGTCGGCTTTCTGCTCTCTCTTCGGGGTTGTATCTTGCAGGGCCGTATCATGCGCGGCCTGATAGGCATGCTCGGCATCTTGTGCCGTTTGTGTGGTGCGCTGCTCGACACGGGCGTTGTCACGCTCCTGCGTGGCGATTACAGCGCGTTTATTGGCCAGTTTAGCCTTGAGCTTCAACAGGCCGATATAACCGGCCAGCGCGGCAATCCCCGCGCCTGCGATGATCCATGAGAGAGGCAGACCGAACATCAGGGCTTCGCCTTTGGATCGGCTGGATTCTTACCCTGCTGATGCGCGCGGAATACATAAGCGCCGCCACATGACGTGAGCAACATTGCTGCAGCTGTACCATCAAAGGGGCCGAGAACAACATCGGCGAGAATGTACTTCGCCATCACCACCAACCATGTGCTGACAAAGAGGAGGCGGGAGAGGCTGATTGTACCATCTGGATTTGAGATGAGCTTCATCTCGCACCTCCATGTGCTCGACCCTTCGGGCACGCCGCTGGCGCGTGCAAACTACTGTCCTGTACTTTTGTCATAGCGACACCGCCAGCCTGAGTGCGCAGATGGTAGCGCCCGCGAGCAGGGCTATGATGATGCAGATAGCAGCCAGCACGGCATCGCCGAAGGCCTCAAAGCCTTCGGTGGTATTCCCGGCCTTCCATGCCTCCCAGCCAAACCAACCGGCGCTACCGATCGCAGTGACAAACAGCAGCCACCAGATATCCAACATAGTTTGAATCATGCCTTACCTCCTGTGCGGCACCCGATGGGCGACCTGCGGTCGTGCAAACTGCTTTCCTGCACTTTTGTCATGACAGCACCTCCAGGGCTTTTGCATACAGACTCAGTCGATCGCCAAGCCCGTTGTAACCGCCATTGATGATGCGGGTGATGCCGCGCATGTCGCCGACATCGGCGAGTTGATTGAGGTGATGCAGATCCCAGAACCAGGCGGCGGACATGGCTGCATGCTCCGGCTGCTCCAGCAGCTCCGGGTGATTGAGCAGATCCAGCCCGAGGGCGAGGCCGCAGCGCTTATAATTATCGTGACCTGTGACCATGATCAGTCCGCGTCCGCGATAGAATTGCCCGTCGTCATCATCTGCGGGGGTATTGCCAAGGCGCGCTGCCAGCTGGCCGGTATCGTATTTGTCCAGATAATCGTGGCCGCCGAGTTCGCGTACATAGCGCAGCCGGCCGGACTCATGGCCTATCTGGGCAATGAATGCAGCGACCTGCAGGGGCGTGATGATGCCGTAGTGACTGCATGCAGCAGTCAACGGGGCGGCCCACTTTTCAGCGCGGTCGCGCGGGATTTCCAGTATGTCGGTGAGATTATTCGGCGTGACAGACACGTGGACGACCTCGGCGGGAGGTGGATTGAGGGGTAACCGGACTAGTGGTTACCCCTCGCACCCGCAATAGGCGTGATGATGGGATTAAGCTGGTGGGCGGTTAAGGCGGAAGAGCTTCCGCGCAACAAAAAGCCCGGCGCAATGGCCGGGCTGTGTAAGAGGGGGGAAAGATACGCTTTCGTCAGCGCTTGTAAATCTCGGCAAACAGGCGCTGCGCCTGCGCTTCTGCAATGCGCTGCTGATCTTCAGTAAGCTGGCCGCAATAAACCTGGAAGTTGTTGGTATCAGTTTGGTCGACCTTTTCACTGCCGGAGCGCAGGATCAGCTTGCGCCAGGCACAGGCCAAAAGCGGGCTCTTCTCCTGTCCGGCATAGGGGTGTGAGCTGTATCCGTAGGCCAAATTGCGTTGCGCCTGGTAATCGCCGTGCATGGCTTTATCCCGCACATTCTCGAAAGATCCGGCAAATGCCGGAAGGCTCCAAAACAGCGCCGCGATGATGATTGCTTTTTTCATAAGGCCTCCTGATGGCTAAAGTTTAGAACAGCACCGCCTGCCTGTCATCGACAAGCGGGCCGCTGCTGTTGCAGATCGAGCGGATCTGCCGCTCTGTGAGCTTGTATTCTCGCGCCAGCGTGCGTATCGGCCGACCACGTACTCGCTGCCGGCGGATCTCACGATCACGGACAGCCAGCATGGCGCGCTCTGCCTTCGGGATATCGAAATGCGGTTCGCCGCCGAACATGGCCTGCAGTTTTCTGGTGGCATCGCATCCGATCAGTGCCGGCAGGTTGTGATCATCATCGACCGCAAGCTTCGGGATATAGAGGCGCACTCCGCCATATTCACGCACCAGGCGCAGCGTCATGGGCAGCCCGATTAGTGCCACAATATCCTGCAGGATCTCCGGCAGTAGATCGATATCAATGGCGTCTTCCGTGATCACTCTTTCACCGCCTTTTTGCGGTTAACGCTGATCTGCAGGGCTGCAACCAGTTTGCGCAGCTGCTCGGGGTTGAGCCATGCCACTTTATCCACCTTGAACATGCGCTGCGCCATGCCGTCGGCATAGCTCCACGCCAGGCGATTATCGGCAAGCAGTGCTTCCAGCTTACTCAGAAGCTGCGTTTTATCGGCTGTTACGGCCGGTTTACGGCCCCAGTTGCGGTTGCCTTTTTGCTTCCAGCCCAGAGACTCGAAATGCTTGATCAGCTTGAAGCGGGCGGTGCTATCCAGATCGGCAGCAGAGCGGACCCGGCAGATGGTCCACAACACATCGCGGTAGGTATCATCATCCAGCCCGAGATCCTTTTTGGCCAGGTGAATCTTGGCCAGCTCGGAGCGGCGATACTCTGCAGGGGTTTTAGCTGCCATGACCGATCCGCACTACTTCGATGCATTCATTATTATTGACCAGCTTGCTTTTCATGGCTCGGAACGAGTTAAAATGAAAGCAATAAAATGTTGTTTTTTCATATAATCCGGTGCCTTCGGCCTTCTGCTTGTCCAGCTGCCGTTTGGTCAACCCATCCAGTTTCGCCCACAGCTTTCTCTGCTTTTCTGTATAGCGATTGCGCTGGCGCTCGGGCAGAAACTTGCGGCGCTCCTCACAATTATCAACGATCCAGGCACCACGCATTAAGTGCTCCACATAGATGCCGATCACCAGTTTCATGCCATCGCGCATGACTTGAAGGGAGATATCATAACCGTCTATTTCCAAAAAAACGTAGCCAAATGGTCTGCATAGTTCGCGTTCGATTTCAGCCCATTGCTCTCTAGTCGGTTGCTTGTTTGATTTATGCGGCACAATGCACCTCCCCGGTTCCGGTTTCATAATTGATATGCAGCTCGCGCACATAGGCGCAGGCATTGCAGTGATTGATGCCCATCCATTCAGTACCGGTGCGCCCGGTGGAAAGGTCCCTGACGATCGGGCAGCGGACAGACGGCATAACTGCCGGCCGCATATATGCGCTGCGTATCTGGATGGGGCGAATGGTGATGGTAGACATTATATCTTCAGCCCCAGCTGGCCGTGGATATCCGGCAGGCTGACTTTCTTCATGCGTGCCACCTTTTTCAGGCTGGCCAGCGCACGATCGGTGAGAAAGCGGCAGGTATCGTTCAGCTCCTGTTCATTTGCTGCGATGAAGTAGCCGGATGATGGATGGCCGCAGATGTGATGGCCTTCATCGCGCAGATCTTCAATGATATGGCGCAACCGCCGGCAATGAGCATCGCTCGGCGTTTTCCATGTTACTTCAGATACCAGCTGCCTGGCTGTGATACCGCGCGATTTGCCGATATGCTTTGTCAGCGCTGACAGCACCGAGTCCCGATCCAGATCAAATGCCATTTTGCGCCTCCTGGTACATTTCACGCGCCCGCTGTTCGATGAGCGGAGCGATAATGAACTTCTCGTTCATGCCTTTGCCAACCAGGTCTGATCGGGCTTTATACAGCCAGTCTTCACGCTCAGCTCCCGGGATCTCCGGCAGCTCCGGATCCAGCGCCTTGCTGATTGCCTGCATGCCGGCTGATGTAGTCCGCGATGGTTCGCTGTTGCGCCGGACTTCATACCGTTCAGTCTGATCGATATCGGCGCGTTTGCTGAGCTGGCCTATGGCCACCTTGATCAGATAGTTGTGATTTGCGATCGGCCTTTGCAGATCAGGCTTATCCAACATGATCTGCAAAGACTGAGCCCAGATATTCGATGGGATGTGATAGCTGGCGCGATCGAATGCGATCGACTCGGCCAGTACCAGCTCCGAGACTTCATCCAGCAGCTTGCGGGAACGGGCGGATGACAGGTTGCGCTTTAGTGGCGCAAACAGCTTCACGTACCGGCCAACCAATGGCCCGCAATCGGACGGCAGCTGCAGAGCGATCATGAGTGCCCGGCGCCACTCCATGTCAGCGCCGAACAGCTCCTCATCGCCAGAGCACCCGCAGGATGGGCAGGTGAGTTTTGTCACAGCTTCACCTGCACTTCATGCATGGGCACAATCACACGGGCTTTAACGCCGGCGCGCAGGGCATAGAGCAGTGACTCAATCGGATCGGCAAGAGCACGCAGCTCTTCCATATCACAACCCAGCTCGTCTTCCAGATAGCGCCGCGCAGCCTCCCGCGTGATCGCAATACGGATGATGGACGGAATCTGTGGTTCATCGGAAACAGCCGGCGTCTCATGTTGGTCGGTTGCGTCTGCGGCATGCGAATCTGCACTGTTTTGCTGCAGGTTTTCAGGCTGCGTGTCTGATTCTGTGACTGCAGCTTCGACCTGCTTGCGCTCAGGCTTCGGCTGTTTTAGCTCACCAATGTTGGCTTCGGCGACATCCAGGGCGGCCTTGAAGTGGTTGAAAAGATCTTTCGACATTTGTGTTGAAGGCGATATCTGCACGCTGATGCGTGAGCCCTTGAACTCAAAAACGCCGGCGGCATTCAGGCTTTCAGCCACTTCATCCCAGCTCAGCCCGAGCGATTTCTTGAACGCCTTCAGCCGCTCTACAATCGCGCCTTTTTCAGCCTTGCTGGCCTTTTGGATATGCATTGCTTTTGAGGCTTTCTTGCCGCGCTTCTTTGCTTCACTCGAAACATTTGCAGAGGGCTTATCCTGTTTAACTGCAACGGCTTCTTGCTTCACTGGTTCCGATTCATCCTCCAGATCAAGATTGCGCAGCGCATGCAGCTTGTGCTGCAGGGGTACAGCATCGGCCATATCCATATAGATGCGCTCGGCATAGGCATTGCAGCCTTCCTTTTGATTCATCAGCGGCGTGATGATGCCCGGCCGGAAGCCTAGGATACTTTCCATTTCTTTCACGGATGCCTTATTGGCTTCCATGAATTCTTTCAGTCTTTTTTGTGCCATCTCAAGATATACGCTCACTGGTGAACCTCCTTTACAATTTGTCCCGTTTTTTTCGGGCAGACCGGGCACTGCCAGCAGATCAACGGTTGGAGTCCGCCTCTGCCGGCCGGAGTTGAGTGGTGCATTATTCCACCCGTGGGCACCTCCGGCTGACCCTCGACCGTTCGGGAATGAATGACCCGGCCCGTCGTCGGCAAAATAGTCATTCGTTTGGTTGCCATATCAGCCATTTTTCATTGAGCAAATGACAATCTGAACATGGGTGTATGTGAGGTGATTTATCGTAATGCTCACAATTCTCACAACTTTTATTTAAAGGGCAGAATGCCGAATGTTCCCCCGCAGGAAGGTTGCGGCATATCTCTGCGCAGGTGAAATCCATCACGCCACCTCCAGTTTGCGGATTCGTGTCTTCAGCATTTTGATTAACGTGGAGCGCTTGCCGTCGGTCGATTCCCGGTCCAGCGCTGCGGTCAGGACACTGATGTCATCGCAGTTGCGAATGGCATAGCGTGCATCATCGACTGATGTGTTGATGATGTGGCGGACCTTTCCAGTCATGCAGCTATCTTTGTGGCCTTTGAATTTTTCAGCCTTGCTGGCCTTTTGGATATGCATTGCTTTTGAGGCTTTCTTGCCGCGCTTCTTTGCTTCACTCGAAACATTTGCAGCGGGCTTATCCTGTTTTGCAACGGCTTCTTGCTTCACTGGTTCTCGTTTGATGGGGCTGCTTAAATTTTCGTTTATCCGTACCTTTATGACCGATACACCGAGATCCACTGGCTCCGGATTTTGCAGCAAGCGCAGCTTTGCCAGCAGCGGTTCCTCATCAGCTATATACATATAGATGCGCTCGGCATAATAGCTTAAAGGGCAGAATGCCGAATGTTCCCCCGCAGGAAGGTTGCGGCAGGTATCTTCGCATGAGCTATTCATCACGCCACCTCCTCAAGCTCGGACTCGTGCGGTTTGATCACGAAATCTTCGCCCTGGGTGATGCTGATGCCGGCAATACCATCAACTGCATCAGGCTCGGCCAGAATGGCATCCTTGTTGATCTCTTCCTTGCTGCGGATAAAGCGATCGAGGCCCAGCGACTTCAGGTTTTCAATCACGCCCATGATGTTGCGCAGCGACACCTTCGGCGGCGTAATGCGCCAGGCTATTTCACCAGCTCCGAGGTCAGCCGACTTGCGCTTGCCGTTGTTGGTGAGATCGCCGCGATTGGCCTCGCACCACACATGCAGGCCCTGCGAGAGCTCATTGATCTGCTCGGCATGCGGTGCCGCCAGCGCCTGATACTTGTCGCGGATCTTCTGGATCTGCTCATTCATAGTGGCTTCGATCCGCTTGCGCTCGTTCTGATGGCTGCCGATCCGGCGCATATATTCCCGAGCCTCATCCCGGCTCTGTGGAACAGGTCCTACAGCCTTGTTTTTGATGCGTTTTGCATTACTTGCCATGATCTTCTCCTTGCTCGAGCCAGCGCTCGATATCTTTTGATTCTTCATCCCATTTTTGCATGTCGGAAGTGATGTAGCGCAGGCCGGCCAGCGTGACGATGAGGGCCACAACCATCACAGCGATCATCAGCAGCGATGCCTCATTATCCGTGAGCATGGCGCTGCTCCCTGCGTGTCTGCGTGCTATATAGACGTGATCTGATGAATGAACGACGGCACTCCGGGCATAGGTCCTTTTCGTCCAGACCGCCGGATGCCATGCTCCAGAAGCGCTCGCACCAGCCGCATTCACCAGCGCGCGGGGCAGGGGTATTGATCACCAATTCACCACCCTCTCTCCGGCAGCCTCCGCCGGCATCGAGGTGCGCAGCAATGCGATCGTATTGCCGCGGTGACTCCAGATATTCCACGAACGTCAAACCCATCAAAGCAAAGATGCGGTTGGCCTGAAATCTAACACCGAGCATATTGATCCGATCATCGGTGATCTGCTCGATGGTGAAGTCAGATATATTTGTTGTCGGCGCTACTCTCCATTTACATGCTAGATTATTCATCACTTCCTCCTGTATTTCTGTTGTTGCGGCATGTTTTGCAGGCCCGATGCAGCATCACGCGCAGCGGATTGGTGGCAGCGAATGGCCGCGACTGGTTTTCAATACAGCGGTTTAGCGGGATATCTCCGATCACGGGGCAATCGACGGTGATGCCCATCAGAGCGCCTTCAACGCGCTTTTGAACATTATCCAAGCGACCGTTATACGTGCCTTTAAGCACCTGATTCACGACCGCCGGACTCATACCGATCTGGGTAGCAACAGCAGCCTGGCTGTTAATTTTGCAGGCTTTACGCAGTACGATAATCCACGCCTCACTCATCACTCACCTCCGCCGGATCGAAGGTTTTTCCGGAATTGGGGTCGAAAACAACGCCGCCTTTACCTGCCACCGGCTGGATTGGTCCGCTGTTGTTGGCCACTGCATAAATAGCATGGCCGCCGGCCGATCCATGCCGCTTGGCGCGGGCAATGCGCAGGTGTCCGGAGGCAACCAGTGCCCGGATATATTTGGTGGCGTTGCTGTCGCTGATCTCGGCTGTTGCCACGATCTCGGGGATGGTGAAACGGCGCAGCATGCGCATCGACTGCCAGGCGCGATAGCGTGATGTCCTGTGCGGGTTTTTGGTTCCGCACCCAATCAGTCGCGCCATCAGCCGACCTCCGGACCGACAAAGAACGGCTCACCCTTCGGCCAGTCGGCCAGCGACATGCGAGCCTTGCCGTTCTTTTTACCACGTGCCTCGATACGAGACAGGCCGACTGTCATATTGCGGGCCAGACCGTGGGTGGATTTATGCAGGGCTGCAAGCAGATCATCATCGACAATCACTTCACACAGTCCATCGGCCAGCAGGCGGGCATCATCCAGATCGCACGGCGTGAACTCGACCCATTCGGCCAGACGGCCCGATACCTGCTTGCGCGCCTGGATCTTGCGATGGATTCCTTCCATGCCGATGAGAATCACTGGAACTGCGCTCATATCGTGCAGATCGCGCAGGGTTTCCACCATGCGTTGCTGCTCGATCACATAATCAGCCTCATCGATAAACAACGGCCGGCCTGTCTCTTCCAGCTTGGCCACGATGGCGGCGGCCATTGATGCCAGCGAGCGCATCTTAGGCAGGTTCAGTTCTGAGCTGATCGCCTCAAGCATGGCGGAAGGGGACCAGACCGCCCATGCCCGCACATAAACACCGTTGCACTGATTGATATACCACGTGATGGCAGTGGTTTTTCCGGCGCCGGTCGGGCCATATATCAACCCCATACCGGGCATGCCGATAGAGCGGCTGGTAAGCGCTTCTCCGGCAATGGTCAGCCGGGCCACATTCTTGACTTTCAATATCTTTGATCGCATCGTTCTCTCTCCTTGAATTGGCTGCCTGTTGACTTCTCACGGTCGGGCAGCCTTTTTTTATTCAGCTTCGTTAAACTTCTTCATGGCCACGTACTCATTGCTGCGGGCATAGGACACCATCATCTCGCGTTCTCTCGGCTTCAGTTGATCTCCGCGTGCATCACGCGCCTGCAGCGTTTCCCAAAGACGGAAGTTACGCACTGGGTCATCGCCGAACTCGAGTATGCTGGTGACATTTTCAGCCTCGCTATCGGCAGCCTTAAGCCGCTCGAATTCAACCTGTTCACGCTCTGAAAGCGGCTTGATAACATCTTCACCATTGCGCGCTGCTCTACCTGCCTCATGCAGTCCTGTAGTCCGATGTACTTCTGATCGGTGCGGTATGGATACGATGTTTTCGGACTCGGCAATGCGATGCTCCAGCACCGTTTCGGCCATGTTGGTTTTGATTTCCTTGCTGAAGGCGCGATATTCTTTGGTCTGCTCGGCAAGCAGCTTCTTCTGTTTGGATTTGACTGCGACTGCAGCCTCCTGGCGCGATATGCCCAGGATTTCATGGCACAGCAGAACGCCGATAAAACGATCTTCTACATAGGCGTAAAGCCGGCCTATATCCTGTTCGTCGTACTTGAGCAGGGCGTTTTTGCCGATATATTGACCGATCTCATCATTGAAATAGGTGTGATTTTCAAAGCGGACGCCTTTCTTGCCTATCCTGCGCACGCCGCCGATTTCACAGAGCAGCATATCCAGTGCCCGTTCATCTTCGATACGGCGGATCGTGCCACGGTAACTGCGGGCCTTCTGGTTCGGGCTCATGCCGAGGCCGGCATGTTTGTCATTGCCATAATAGTGTTCACACCAGTCATCCAGATGCTGCTGCAGATCGGCGGCTGTCATCTCCACTTCCACGATTTCACCATGTGTCATCAGGCGGGCAGAGAAGCTTTTGCGTGCTTCAATCGCCTTACGTTCAGCCACATTGTGGCCGATAAAGCCGGGCAGAAGATTCAGAATGCCGTGGCTCATCGTGCGCATGACTCGCTCGATAGTTCCTTTCTCTTCAGAGGCAAACGGGATGCATACCTGGTGGGCGATAGTCAGGCCATCCAGCACCATGTCGTACTGATCAGAGACATAATCCTTGCCGTTATCAGTACGCACGCCTTCAGGTACACCCCAGTCGAGTATTGCCCGGCGGGTGACCTGACATACAGCCATCGATTTGCTGGTTTTTGAGACGTAATATTTCAGCCGCTTGCTGTCCATATCGATCACGCCAACCACTGAGTGGCGGCCATCGGTCAGCAACCAGTCGGCAGGCGTGCTGTCCAGCTCCCATAGCTGATTCAGTCTGTTGATATTCTCGGTATGTGAACCGGCGGCGGACATATACACATTTTTCCACTGATCCGGATTGATGATCTTGGTCCATATCTGTTTGTTTTCCGCAATCCAGCTACCACGAAACCGCTCATAGGCGCGTTGACTGGGCACTGGCAATGCGGGTGCATCAGCAGTAGGGGCACGCAGACGATTGGTTGCCTCGATGAATTCGATCATCGCTTTGCCGGTGATTTGCGGCGCTTTAATCATGGCGCCAATCACCAGCCGGAAGAGCCCTTCATTTGTCTCGATGATTGATTGATGTTTGCGATTGCCGTAGCCATCTGTCAGGGCCATGATGCCTTTTTCTCGATAATCAGCGTCCCATTTGGCCAGCGTCGCGGGCTTCAGGCTCTGCTGGCCGCGATAGGTAGGCATTTCAGCCTGCACCCACTCAGGCAGGGCGTATTCGCCGCTTTCAATCGCTGCTGAAAGGCCATGATATGCAGCTGTGCGTGAGCATTTATGGTCACGAATAAAATTGCCCAGCGCAGTCATGATCCAGCGGCGCGCGATGGCCTTCTTTTTCCTGCGATGACCGGCTGGAATACTGGCAAACTCGGCAATGCCGCGCGCAATCAACCGGCGATGCTCAGCGGCCTCTTCATCCAGCATCTCGCGTGTCTTGACGCCGGGGATGCTTTCTACCGGTTCAGCTTCGGCATACTGGGCATATTCCGGCTGCTTTGAGACCTCATCCATCGCCGCCTTCACGCTAAGGTGCGCCAGATGGGTGCGGGTGACTTCCGGCAGGCTTGAAGGGCTATATTCCAGGCCTTTTCCTTTCTGACGCTTGCGTGACTGCCAACCTTCACGATCCGCCAGTTTTCTGATTCCGCGATCAGTGCCGGGAAGTCCAGGCAGGCCTGCTAGTTCTGAAGCTGGCATCCATGCGTTCATACTGCGCCACTAATCCGCTTTTGCAGATCGCGGATTTCCTCTTCCAGTTGCTTTTTCTGTGATAGCCGCTTGCCGAGTCTGGCTTGCAGGACATCGGCACCGATCAGGAATGTACCGCCGCATTTTTCGGCCATATGATGGCTCACCAGATGGGTGCCTGTGGCCACTTCAAATGCGGCCAAATATTGTAAGGGGAAGCGCCACTGTGTTTTTGATTTCGCTGTCCAGGCATTGAGCATATCTTCGGAGATATGGTCGCCAGTAAGGCGGCTCATCTGGAAGGCAATCACATCGCGATCCATGCCGCTATCCTTAATGGCCAAAGAGAGCATGCCGGGCACTTCAAGGTTGAGATTTAATGCTCCGGGAATGGTGCTTTGAACAGGTACAGAGAAGAGATCCAGCGTTCGAGAATCAACCACCTTTCTCATGCGGTGCCGTCCTGTTTTGCTTTTTTTATTGTTTCTCTGCGGTGTAAAATATCACGCAATGCAAGCAGTTTTGTTGTATTTATAAGCAGCGTTTCGTGGTATAAATATTCATCAATGCGTGCTTCAAGCAGATCCCGCTCATCATCAGACAATTCTGATGTGGCCAATATGCTGAAAAACTCTCGTTGCATATCATTTGCAGTTGGGCAATGGCGCATGTCTACTTCACCACCTGAAGTTCGACGTTGCGCGGGCGGCCTGCATGGCTTAACTTAACCATGTTGGGATTGCCGTCCTGGACAGGCTGTCCGTAGTCGTTATAGCGATGCGGCCAGATCTCCCAGGGCTCAACCTCAAGGATATTGGCTATAATGCGCTCCATCTTCGGCCATGAATGACCCAGGGTGGCCTGCGCGGATTTCCGTGCGTAACCATGCTCTGTGGATACGCGAACCAGCGGCCATCCGCGCTTACGCAGCTCAGCCTTGATATCCTCGCGGTGCCATCCTGTACGGGGTCTTTTGACCCTTTTTGGCTGCATGTCTATTTTTGTACTTTCGCTCGTCATGTGGCGAAATATAGTGCAGATATGCGACGCTTGTCAAGCATAAGTGCGAGTTCCGATTTGCACTTATGCAATATGCATTTCTTATGTGTGGTAAAGTGTTGATATGATAGAGAAAGATAGAGAATCGGAGCGCTATGACAAATCGGAACTCACAGTTCCGATTCTCGTCGATGGAATCGGAACGCGCATAAGTGCGGCATCTAGCCTTATTGGCGGGAAGAGAAAGCTCGCAGAAATGACTGATGTGTCAGAGTCCCAGCTGCATCGTATCATTGCTGGAGATAGCAAGGCCAAGATAGATACGATTGTAGCTATCGCCAAAGCAACGGATGTTAATATCGAATGGCTGGCTACAGGCGAAGGCCCGATGCTCCCTGGTGATGAGCTTGCTGCACCGGCTGGGTTCGATATTGATCTGATGGGGCAGATCATGGCTATCTTTATGGATGCGGCCTATACGCAAAAAACAGCCATCCCGGCCAAAGATATCGGTGAGATGGCCGCCAGAGCATACGTGGATATCCTGGCCGACTTCCCTGATCCTGAAAACAGACAAAAGGCGCTGCGCCAGCTCGCCACCATCGCTAACAACATCACCAGGCTTTATGGATGA